GGCGACTGGGAGCGCCTCCGGAACCTCGCCAAGGAGGCCGCCAGCACAGACCGCCAGATCGTTGAGAAGGCCCGCGAGGTCTACGCCGACAAGCTCACAGCCTAGGGCCCCAGAGCATCCACCGGCGGGCCCTTGCGGCCCGCTTTTGTCGTGCTATACTTGCTATACACTAGAGAAGGGACATCACTATGACACACACAGACACAGGGCCCATCTGGCCCGCTGACGGCCGACAGGCGAGGGCATACCAAACATGGTGCCGCCCCGCTGGCGTGATCGTGGACCCGTTCGCCGCCTCGTCCACGGCGGGAAAGCTGGCCACCCTCCACGGCTTCAAGTACTGGGGCCTCTGGGCCGCCAAGGGAGACCTAGACCCCACCGTCATCCTCCACCCCTCCCAGCGAGGACGCTACCGCCCCCGCTGGATGCCCCGCTCGCTGGAGGCCCTAGACGCGGCCCCCATGGCGGATCTGATCTTTGGCGAGCCCCCGCCCATGGAGGAGCTCCCACCTGTCGGGATAGAGGACCCCCGCTGGGCCTACATAGAGACCATCCGGCGGGCCTGTGCCCGTCTCAAGGCGGACAGGTTCGCGGCCCTCTTTGTCAGCAACTACTACCGAGACGGGGCCCTCGTGTCCATGGCCGCCGAGACCGTGAGGGCCTTTGAGTCGTGCGGCCTAGTCCTCGTCACAGAGGGGGCCCTCACCGTCCACCAGACCACCCTCCACTCTCACATCATCGTCCTCCACAAACCAAAGGAAACAACACCATGAGCACCCTCGCAATGGACGCCGCCAACGAGACTTGGGCCGACGTCGAGAAACTGGTATACCACACCATCCACCGCTTCATCCGGACCCATGGCGGAGAGTTCGCCGACTGTCTGGGAGTGGCCCACACCACCTACATGAAGGCATACGACAACTTTGACGGCCGCGCCTCTTTCTCCGCATGGATCGCCACCAAGATCTGGTATGGGCTCCTAGACGATCTGAGACGCCGTACAAGGACCGCGAGCCGCGAGGTGATGGATGACACCGACCTGACGACCTACGCGGCTCCAGAGGGCCAAGGAGTCTTTGATCTGGAGGCCTTCCTGTCCGAGCTCTCCGAGGACGGGGCCCTGATCACCAAGCTGATCCTAGACCTCCCACCAGAGATCCAGCGGGAGGCCGACCTCTTTGGGGGCTCCCACGAGTCCACGCGGGCCGCCGTCCGCTACCACCTCCGGAGTATTGGGTGGGCCAAGAAGCGGGTCTCCGAGTCCTTTGAGGAGATCTCCTTTGTCCTCTGGGGCTGGGGGGAGTGATATGAGACCCTCTCTGAGACCCTACCAAGTGGAGGGCGTCTGTGCCATCCAGCGGCAACGCGGACGGGCCCTCCTCGCGGACGAGATGGGGCTGGGCAAGACCGCCCAGACCCTTGTCTGGCTGGAGCGGACCAAGAGCTTCCCCGCTGTGGTGGTTTGCCCCGCCGCCGTGAAGTCCGTCTGGGAGCATGAGGCCGCCCTCTGGCTGGGCAAGCGGGCCGCCGTCCTCAGTGGACAGAAGCCCGCCCCCTTTCGCGGCAAGACGCCGGACATCATCGTCATCAACTACGAGATCCTCACCTACTGGCGGCCCCTGATCGCCAGCCTAGGGGCCAAGACCCTGATCTTGGATGAGTGCCACATGATCAAGAACCGCACGACCCTCCGAACCAAGGCCGCCCAAAAGATCGCCAGAGGGGTCCCTCATCTGATCGCCATATCTGGGACCCCCGTGGAGTCCAGACCGGCCGAGATCTGGACCACCCTCAACCTCCTAGACCCCACCAAGTACAGGAGCTTTTTCACTTTCGGCATGAAATACTGTGGGGCCGTCAAGAAGCCGTGGGGGTGGGAGTACAAGAAGTGCACCAACGCCCTAGGCCTCCACCGAGAGCTCAAGGCCGTCATGATCCGGAGGCTCAAGAAGGACGTGGCCCAAGACCTCCCCGAAAAGTCGCGGTGTGTGGTCCCTCTGACCATGCCAGACGAGGGCCGCCGCCGGTACTTTCTGGCGGAGACCAACTTTGTCCGGTGGCTCCAGACCGAGGAGGGGGCGGCCACCGCCAAGCGGGCCGCCAAGGCGGAGGAGGTCACCAAGCTGGGGGCCCTCCGGCGGCTGATCGGGGAGTACAAGGTGGAACTGGTGACTAATTGGATTGACGCCTTTCTGGAGTCCACTGACCGGAAGCTGATCATCTTTGGCATCCACAAGGCCATGATCGCCGCCCTGATCAAGAAGTACAAGGGACAGGCTGTAGCCATCCACGGCGGAGTCCCCACCAGCAAGCGGGGGGCCATCGTCCGCCAGTTCCAGACCAACGCCAAGACCCGTCTCTTTATTGGACAGCTACGGGCCGCCGGTGCTGGGATCACCCTGACGGCCGCCTCGGATGTGGTCTTTGTGGAGATGGGCTGGGTCCCAGCGGAGTACGCACAGGCCGAGGACAGGCCCCACAGAATAGGCCAAAAAAATGCGGTGATGTGTCATTATCTTGTGGTGGCCGACACCGTGGACGAGGACCTCTGTGAGGTAGTACAGGAGAAGGCCTTCAACTGTGGCCAGATCCTAGACGGGAGGGAGGGGGAGGAGCTAGACATCGCCGACCTCCTCCAAGAAAAAATAGACAGGAGATTGGACATCAATGGCTAAGGAAAAAAGCACCATGCTACTCAGGGGGATAGACAAGGCCCTCAAGGACGACTATAAAGCATATTGCGCCCGTAGAGGGTCCAACATGACGGCGGACATCATCGCCCACATGAAACAAGTCACACGGCGGGAGCGCCTAGCACTGGAGGGAGTAATCGCGGATGGAAATCACTGACGTACTGGACCGCTGTGGGGTCCCCTACCGGACGGCCGGATCGCATCACCACGCCCGTGACGGGTGGGTCCAGATGGACTGTCCATGGTGTGGCCTAGGCACGGAGAAATTCCACCTAGGCTACGCCCTATCCTCTGGGGCCTGTCATTGCTGGAAGTGTGGCAAGCACAGCGTCCGCGAGGTCTTGGTGGAATATCTGGGGGTATCCTTCGGCAAGGCCAAGGAGCTCCTCTCCGGAGTCAACGAGACCTACACCGCCAAGGAGATCAACCGGCCCAAGACAGCCCTCATCCCTGACGGTGTAGTGGGCCTACAGAAAGCCCACCGCCAGTACCTCCGGAGCCGTGGCTATGACCCCCGAGTCATCGCGGCCGTCTGGGGGGTGGGCGGCTTCGGTCCAGTGGGCCCACTCAAGCACCGCCTCTACATCCCCATCAAGTACAAGGCCCAGACCGTCTCATGGACCACCAGAGCCATCGGGGACGCGGGCCTCCGGTATGTGTCCGCATCCGAGGAGGAGGAGTCCATAGGCCACAAGTCCCTCCTATACGGCGAGGACTACGCCAGAGGGTCCATCATCGTCCACGAGGGCCCTCTGGACGTCTGGGCCACTGGGATGGGGGCCGTGGCCGTCTGTGGGACCGGCTACACCTCCGCCCAAGTCAACCGACTCTCCAAGTATCCAGTCCGCGTCCTATGCTTTGACAGCGAGCCCGTGGCGCAGGAGCGAGCTAGGGCCCTAGCGGACGACCTCAGCGGCTTCGCGGGGGAGACCTATGTGGTGACGCTGGAGACGGGGTCAGACGCCGGAGAGGCCCACCCTGACGAGCTGGCCGAGCTCCGCGCCCACTTTTCTATTTGACATCCCCGAGGCCGCCCGTATTGTGGTGGTTTCAATGACGGCTAGGTGGATACACCGAACAGGCGAGTAGTGACCGCCCCGCCGTTTTTTTTCTCTCATCACCAAAACACCCCTCCACAGGAGTCATACCATGCGGTTTATCCAACACGCCTATCTTTTCCAAATACTGGAGACGCGCAACCTCCCACCGGCGGAGAAAGTCCTCCTCATCTACCTCGCGAGCTACGCGGGGAAAGACGGCAAGTGCTGGCCCTCTGTGGAGACCCTAGCCCGTGACTGTGAGGTCTCCACCAGAACCGTCCGCCGCAACCTCAACAAGCTGGCCGAGCGGGAGCTCCTCTCCTCAGAGGCCACCCACGCGGATGGGAGACAGGCCTCCAACCTCTACACCCTCCACCTCCAAGAAGTCCTCCTCCCCAGCATCCGGCGGCCCGACCATGGTGATGGTGTGACCGCCTGTAGGGGTGACAATACGTCAGCCCCCCCTGACAAAAACGACACGGGAGGGGTGACAAATTGTCAGCCTAAAGAAGTAAAAGAAAAAATAACTCAGGGGGGTGGTGGTTTTTGCTTGGATGGAACAGGGAACAAGCCACCCACCAAGGAAGCCCTCCGGCTGGCCCGCCAGCTCTACAAGACCATCAAGGCCCTAGGCCTCACCACCGTCAAGAAACCCAACAAGGGGGCTTGGGCCCGCCCAGTGGACAAGCTCATGGAGACAGACCACCAAGATCCGGCCACCATCCTCCGAGTCCTCCAGTGGTACGCTGAGAACGGGACCGGCCGCTACACCCCCAAGGTCCGAGACGCCATAGAGTTCCGCCGCAAGTTCCCAGCCCTCCTCCAAGCCATAGAGCGGACCACCGGCGAGGACGCCACAGAGGAGGAGCTCGTGATCACCGAGGACGCCCAGAGGGTCCTCAAGGATCTCCGGATGGCCATCTGGCCGCCAGACCTAGACGCCAACCTCCCCACCCTCGTCCAGCGGTCCCTCACCAACAGCCAAGCCATCGCGGCCATGGCCGTCACCGCCCTCCGGACCCTCCCAGAGGACGACAGGGTCCACCGCTTCATCATGGCCAAGAGGGCCACGCTTTTCTCCTCCTCCCTAGACCGGACCCTCCAGTGGTTTCGGTCCAAGCATCTACGCGGAGTCGATCATATCCAAGCGGCGGACCTCGTCCTCAGCATTGACCACCCCGACTACCAAAAACATGGAGCCCGAGAGAGTATGGAATACAGCGGAAAAACAACACTATGGACCAAGACCATGGAGGCCTTCCGTGAAGGTCAGTAGACGAGACGGCGACGTGGAGCGCCGAGTAGTGGCCGCCATGCTCCAAGACACCACAGTCCTCGGGGTCCTCTCCTCCCAATTCACTGAGGGCCAGTTCACCTCATCATGGGCCAACCTGATCGCGGGGTGGGCCGTGGACTACTACCGCGAGTACGAGGCCCCGCCAGAGGACGCCCTCGTGGGCCTGTTTGAGTCGTGGGCGGATGCCTGTGACGATGACGAGAAGGTGGACATGGTGGGCCGGTACGTCAACCAGCTCCTAGACATGGAGCTGGAGTCCATCAACTCCCAATACATCATAGACACGGCTGGGGAGCTCCTCAACCGTGTCAAGCTCCAGCGCCTCGCGGAGTCCATCATGGGGGACCTAGACCGTGGGAAGCTCGTGGAGGCGGAGGCCCGTGTGGTGGACTTCAACCGCGTGGACCTAGGAGGAGGCTCTGGAGTGGATGTCCTGTCCAACGAGGCGGCCCTCAAGGCGGCCTTTGACGACAAGCGGGAGCCCCTGATCAAGTACGGCGGGGCCCTCGGGGAGTTCTTTGACGAGCACATGGAGCGGGACGGCTTCATCGCCTTCCTAGGCCCCGAGAAGCGGGGAAAGTCGTGGTGGCTCATAGACACCGCATGGCGGGCCATCAATCAGAAACGGCGGGTGGCCGTATTCTCTGTGGGGGATATGAGTGAGGCCCAGATGATCCGGCGGCTGGCCGTCCGCGCCTCCCGCGCCCCCATGAAGGCGGGCCCCGTCCAGTATCCCACCGGAATAGAGCGGGACTATGACAGCGAGATGGCCACAGTGGAGCGGGGTGTCAAGCACTACGAGCACGGCCTCACGTGGAGGACCGCCATGCGGGCCTACGAGAAGCTCGTCAAGCGCAAGCTGGGAGGGGACGGCCAAGCCCTCCGCCTGTCCACCCATCCCTCCTCCTCCCTCAGCGTCCGAGGGATCAAGGGCATCCTCCAGACTTGGGAGCGCCGTGGGTGGGTCCCTGACGTCGTCGTGGTGGACTACGCGGACATCTTGGATATGCCAGACGGAGGCAACGACCTCCGCCACCGGATCAACGAGTCATGGAAGCAACTCAGGGCCCTCTCCCAGACCTACCACTGTTTGGTGGTGACCGCGACACAGGCGGACGCCTCGGCCCACCAAGCCGCCATCCTAGGGGCTGGGAACTTCTCCGAGGACAAGCGCAAGCTCTCCCACGTGACGGGCATGGTGGGCATCAATGCCACCAAGGACGAGAAGCCCGAGGGAATCCAGCGGCTCAACTGGATCGTCCTCAGAGAGGGGTCCTTTTCAGAGACCAAGTGTGTCAATGTGGCGGGATGTTTCGCCCTCGGTAATCCGGCTGTAAAATCGACTTGGTAAAAATAATTCAAAAAAAAGGAGGAGGAGGGCTTGCATGTATCCGTGGAGGGTACATATTGATGAGTATTGAAACACCGCACATCACTCACCAACACCCCACCACTAGGAGTCACACCATGAACACCGCCGAACTGATCAAAGAAGCAACCCGCATCGCCAACATCCGCGCCGACATCTCCAACGCCAACCAAAAGGCAATGTGGCAGGCCATCAAGGACAACGGGCTGGAGAAAGTAGGCATCCAGAACGGCGGACGGGACGAGAACGGCCAGTGTACCCCCCATGAACGCTGGCCCGAGCGGAGCGCCATCATTGACGCGGCCTACGCCAAGACCGAGGAGGAGTATATCACCGCCGGAGTCACCGAGGAGTTTGTCATGAGCGGCGACGTCATCTGTGAGGTCACAACCACCACCAAGTGGAACGGCCGCCGCCATCTCTCCCACCGCTTCTACATCCTCAAGGGCTACAAAAAGTCCGGCGAGATCAAGCGGGGCCGATTCACCGCCGCCCAAGCCCTCGCCAAACTAGGCTAACCCTCTCGGGCCTTCGGGCCCACTCACCACCCCCACACTAGGAGTCACATCATGAACACCACCAGCATCTACAACATCCTCGCCACCGAGACCACCCTCCCCGAGACCACCGCCATGAACATGGCCGCCAAGCTGGCCACCTTCGGCCTCGCCGGATGGGGGTCAGTCAAGACCGCCTTTCCAAATACAGCCAGCCCCAGTCTGGCGGATCAGTTCGCCGTGGCCAGCGCCCTCCGGACGGAATACCGCGACCTAGAGGAGGCCGCCTGTGCCACCTACTGGAAGGCCCACAACGATGTGGCCAGCCAGCCCTTCAAGAACAGGGACGACCAACTCAAGGCCGTCAAGGCCCTCCGGTCCTTGCTGGACTACTGGGAGCGCCTCCGGAACCTCGCCAAGGACGCCGCCAGCACAGACCGCCAGATCGTTGAGAAGGCCCGCGAGGTCTACGCCGACAAGCTCACAGCCTAGGGCCCCAGAGCATCCACCGGCGGGCCCTTGCGGCCCGCTTTTGTCGTGCTATACTTG